GAGTGCTTTCGTGTATATCCTGCTTTCGTGCGAGTGTACCCAACACTATACCTATTGACAAAGAAAAAAGGGAGTGAAACGCGAAAAATGGTTTACGAGTTTACAGGAGACCCAGTTTCAGCTACCTATCCGCCGCCTGCAAAACGACATTATTCGATGTTTATGTTGGTTGGGATTTCAATGACTTGGGATACTGCACCAACAACATCAGAATCCGTGGAATTGAAGTTGGAGGCGGATTTTGACGAGGTTATAGAACCATTATTGGCCGATCGAGATCCGGCGACAGATTCGCTCACGAGTTGGGTACATCTGATTTCCGATGGCCCTATTCCTTTAATTGATAAAAGCAAGGCGTGCGTTACTTATCCCAATACGGATCGCAGAAAGATTAAGGTCTGGTTTATAGGCTACTGGACGTAGATAGGAAAAAATGGCTGATTACATCAATGGTGAACTTCAAAATGAGGGTCCCGGTGGGGACGGGTTGACAACCCGTCAGGTCAACGCCTTGATTGCACGGTATCTGAGAGACAATCCGCAAGGTGGCACGGATGCGACGGCGCGTGCGGCGGCGGCTGCTGCGCAGATGGACGCCGATGAGGCACTTGAAAAAGCCGAGGCTGCGGGCAGATTTGTCGTTTCGTCAGGACTCTGGACACCGACGGTGAGCGATCTCGTGGTGACAGGGATTGCGTCAGGCTCGCCGCAAGGCACGCTTTCTGTCGAAAACTTTGGGTGGGTCGGTGACAGTCAAAGAAAAGTGTTTTCGGGTTTTCTCACATGGACGCCGCCAGCAAATAATACCGCTCGCATCACAGGTATTGAAGCGATCTTAACGCTCCCAACTGGGTTCAGAATCACGGACTTTTTCGGTCAGGTCTTCTGGAATTATGTCGAACACACCGCTGAAGGTGCGTTCTACGGTGACAATCAAGGTGCTGGCAATCTGTTTGTTGCAAGTGACAACAAAACCGCACCGTTCACCAAAATCCTTCTCGATTCCGAGTTTGACAACGCCTTTGCGACGCCGTATAAGCGAACAGGTGTGATCGAGGGCTGGATGACAACAGCAGCTGCGGCAGTCTCCGAAAATATTGTCGTTGGGGTTTATGACGACACCGACGGCGAAATCGATGCACAAAATCAAACCTTCCCAATTCCCTCGCTACCGGCATCGATTGAAGTCGCAGCATCGCCCTTGGCAACAAAAACTTCAAATCAAAGATGGTTTGTCCGTGTACCTGCAGGCGTCTGGATTCAGCACTGGCATCTTGGAAGTATCGCGAACGACGACCCGGGTTGGCGTTTGGATACATCGTATACCGGTGCAGGACGGCGGTATCTTTCAAGCGCGTTAGGCTCTGACGCAACCACCATGACGATTCAAATGTTCATCGACTTAATTTCAGGGACTTAAAGGGGAAACAGATGGCAATTGACAAAGGTGCGCGGATCGGACGCGGGAGTCCAGTTCCTGATCTATTTAGGGTTCACGAGGTCTTTGAATTATCCATTGCGGAACAGACCGTTCGGGGGAACGCAAACGATAAAAAGATACCCCTTATCGCGCAGACAAACGTGACCGGCGGTGTTCAAGGACTCAATGATATAGTCATTGATTATGAAGGATTCATTTTACTCGACAATACCTCAACTGCGAGTGGACAAGCCGGGAATTTGGGCTTGGAACTCGTGCTGGAGTTTGAATATACGTTAGGGGGAACGCTCAAAATCCCAACGCGTCGGGCATTTCGAGAGCGTTTGCTACGGGGTCAAGAAGACACAAAAGGCTTTACTATTTTTGATCGTCGGATTCGGGTGCCGCTCGGGACGGTAGATCGGGGTGATGGGCAACAGATCACGATAACTCAGGAGATGTTGGACGGTCCTATCGGTGTCAAACTCGATTTAATCGTGAGCCTCTACGATCAAAATTTCACTAACAAAATCACGAACGCGAATCGGAAGATAAAAATCTCAGGCGAAGATTTGAAACTCACATTTTGGCAACTCCAGTCGGGCGACGCCTTACCGCCTGCCATCCAGCCAGCAGCACGTGAACTTGTCTACGGTATTTACGATGACGACGATTCGGCAGAAGTGGCGACTCAGGAAGGCGAAGTTTCATTTACAAGACTGCCAGCATCGGTTTCGTTTACGAGTCCGAGATCGACACAAGGTAGTGGCAACCAAAGATGGTTTCTCCGAGTGCCTCCGGGTGTTTGGGTTCAGCACTGGCATCTTGGAAGTATCGCTAACGACGACGACCCGGGTTGGCGTCTGGATACATCGTATACCGGTGCAGGACGGCGGTATCTCTCTGCGCATGTTGGGACAGATGCGACAACACAGACAACGACATTGATTGTCGATCTCGTGGCTGGAGGCTAATTTCTAAAAAAGGGAGGTGAAGGGTAGGTGGCGACCTACCCGACAATGACGAAAAAAATGATTAAAAAGATAAAACGCTTGTTTCGCTCAAAACGGAACAAAAACCGCTTAAAAAAAGCGATTGAAAGAGACAGAGCGGAAGTCACGCGATCACAATCATCGTGATGGCGTGCTTCCGCAGAAAGGAGGTTCGCAAATGAGGTCTTTCCTATTTACACTCGCCTGGGCAGTGGCATTCTTGCTGATGGCTTTCATGCTTGTGGTGGGGTATCAATGCGTTTTTGGTCAACTTTTCATAGATTCTCTGGATTGCACCCTCTCGGATATAGAACAAGTCTATGATGGGGATACGATCCGGGATGTGAGAGTTTTACTGATTCGTCATCCTTTCAATGAATACGACTCTGGTGAGTATTGGCCGGGTGTGCATATTACCGAAAAGGGTGTTGAAATCGAAACAGACATCCGTATCGCTGGCATTGATACGCCAGAAAAAAGAACATCGACAAAAAATCCTGACGGTAGCCTCCGATCGGAAGCGAGTCGTGCGCGTGAGAAAGCGGCTGCGGCTGCGGCACGTCAGGCACTCATGGATCTACTGAAAGCCAATCATCTCAAGTTTTCTATATCCGGTGCGAAGCACGGCAAGTATGCGGGACGGACGGTGGCGGATGTTGCCGTCAATGAGAGGGATGTTGCCACCTATCTCATTGAAAAAGGGCATGCCAAGGCGTATGACGGTGGGACGAAACCTGATTGGGAGTGGGGGGACTAACATGGATAACTGGCACTTTTTCCTCATAGCATTATTGATAGATGGCGTATTGATTCCCGTCGGGTGGAAGCTCGTGCAGGCTTTGGACAAGATAAAGGATAACAACGAAAAGTCGGCAGAAGTGCTTACATCGCTGTGTGAAAACATCGGAAACTTGACATCTCAAATGACAGATGCAATGGTTCGGGACATTGAGATGAAAAAGGATCTGGATTCCGTGCGACAGGAGTTGCGAGACCATATCAAGGAGGAACGACAGAAATGAAAGTGAGAGGCAAACCCCTCAAAGCGTATGGCGGATGGATTGAAGATCAGTATAACGCATGGAAGCAGTCTGATGACGAAACGGCGAAGCAAGTCCTGAAAGGGTATTCCGAAGCGGTTGCGTACATCAACAGTTTATCGGACGCAGATTTCGATGCGTTGACGCTTGGGCATGAAGCCAACTTACTCTCCTATTTGGACCCTGGCATGTATGGACCTGGCGGGTATCGTGTCAAGGATCTCAAGCAAACCCTCGCCCATAATAAGAAATATCAGGCAGAGCAAGCGGGGCATGAAGCTGAGATGGCAGCGATGCGTGAGGAGCATGGAGATCGTGTCGGCATGGCGTTGAGTGAAGAAGAAAAAGCGGCACAGGCGAAAGCTCAGTCTGGGTATGTTGGACAGGAAGCCATACAAGACCGACTCGGTGAGTGCTATGTTGAGGACTTTGGCGATGATATAAGCGTCGGTGGTGGTGCGCCTCACGACTCTGCTCCCGATTGGGTGCATGAAGGCTGGCAGGCGTTGAAGGATTACTGGGGAGAAGAAGACTTTAGGTCTATTGCCCAGAACGTCCGGAATCGGTTGCAAGGTCAATCGGATAGACGTGTTGCTTTTGATTCTGTTCCGTATGGCACGATGCGTAACGTTACGACCAGCCAACTCAGCCATGAGGGTATTGTTTCGACAGAATATATCTCTGACCCCGATGAAGCGAAACGGACCATCGCCTATCGTCGCGAGCAGATACGGCTGTTCCGGGCGGGTGAGATTACAGCAATCAACTGGCGTCCTCCTGATACATCAGACCCGATTGTTGCGGCTGTTGAGGCAATCAAAGATAGGGACGATGCGTCAGAGTTTACTCGGAGCGGTCGTCCGCGTGTAGATGCAACGAGTCGAGAAGCGAAGCGTCGTGTTTCTGCGAAAGAGCGAGACGCAGCATGGGAGCAAGTCAAATGAGTCCATTAGCTTGGGAAATCCCAGTTATTATTACGCTCATCGCTGTTGGTTTTTGTATCCGGTGGTGCTTTGAGAGAATGCGCAACCCGAATAGAGAAACCCTTTTCTCTCGTATCTTCACAAGCAATCGAGAGTTCGACGGCACGATCTTTACGGTTGTCCTTCTGTTTTGTTTCGTGCTGATGATCGTCCTAACGTATCGCAGTCAGGAATTCGCAGCGTTATCAACAACTGCACAGCTCATAGAAATCATCAAACTGATGTTCTCATTTATGGCTGGCTATCTTTTCAGGAAAGTCGGCGACCCTGTGATGAATGGGAACGCCGACACAAAGGAAAATCAGAAATGAATATATCAAAACTGTTCGACGGCAAGAAGATAGATGTCATTGGACTCGTCAACACAATCGCGAATGTTTCTGAGCGTCTTGATAGCCTTGAAAAAGGACAGAGTGAGATAAAGGAAATATTATCAGGAACATTAGAAACACCGTCAGCAGCCAATATGACGCCACTTCAAACACCAAAACTCATTGAAGTCGTCGGTATGGAAGCCCCGTGGGTCGTAGACGGTTTGACATGGGACGGAAAAAGCGAAGTCGAAGATGAAGAAGAACTTAAAAGTTTTCTTGGGTTCAATCCGAATGACCAAGACGCAGACGGTAAGTCTTGGTGTGCGGGATTCTGGCTCAAGATTTTTGAAGCACTTGGATTTGACGTTTCTGGCTTGGACTTACGCGCAATATCTTTTGCGACGTTTGGATACGATTTGATGGAACTCTACCCACCCGAAACGCTGCCAAATGGTTCAATTTTGGTGTTTCAACCCGATCCAGATGGCGATTTTCCGATCAGCCATATTGGTGTCAAAGTTGATGATGATAAATTGTTTGGTGGCAATCAAGGCAATCAAGCCAAGCGGAGCAATCTTGCGTGGTATCTATCGAATGCGAAGTTGGTTGCTGCGAGATGTCCTGACGGATACAAACTTGTATAAGGAGATCCACTTATTTCAACCAAGCGAAGAGGACAGCAGCAATGGCGACAGCAATGGCAATCCAAGACTTCACATCGGTCATGAATGCGGCGCGGGCATCGAGTTTGCCGCGAATCTGTGCGGTTTGCTCTGCGAGCGTGCCGATCCTATTTTCGATCGCTGAGGTTTTCGCGTCCATCTTATTTTCGAGCGTCGATATTCTCTCGTCAATCTTATCTTCGATCGCTGTCATCCGATCGTCCATCCGATCGAGGCGATTGTCAATCTTATCGAATCGATTGTCAATCCTATCAAGTCGATCTAACAGGAGTTGTTCAAAACTTTTTTCATTCATGATTCAGTGTTCCTTTGTTTGGAATCGTTCGTAGGTTCGCTAACTCCGTTCTAAAGGAGCGGACAGGACTTGACACAAGGTGTGCCAAGTTAGAACTCCTGTCCAACGAACTTCTGAGCATTATACACTTTCTGACCGAAACGGTCAAGGAGAAAATCAAAAATGTTTTTCAATAGATTTCGGCGTATTTCAAGATTTTGGATACTTATCGTAGCAGCGTTGCTCGCTGTGATGTTCACCCCCTTTTCGGTGATGGCTCAGTTTGGCGACTTGGCACATGATGAGAAGTTTGTCGAACTCGGACTGGTTGCCGACAATGCACAGCAACAGTTTGATGCGACGAGTATTATCCCACTTCGTCACGGCTGGATCGGTGTGAATCTCTCACAGGCTTATGAAGAAAGCGAACTCGATCAGCAGGTGATTGTCGCGCATATCCAAGACGGCTTTCGTGTCGATAGACTCAATGGACTCGGCATTGAGGCTTTTGCGGATGCCGAATGGAACTCCACAAAAGGAACGAACACACACGCCGTCGGGGGCTTTATCCGTCCGGGTATCCTGTCGATCGGGGACTTAGCGGTTTCTGGAGGTCTCGGTTCTTTCGTTGAAAACGAGGCGATACGTGCGGAACTCGGACTCGAAGAAACCGACCCCATCGTTTTGAACCGGTATCTCGGTTTCATCTCAGCACGGTATACAGGTATCCCGAACTCTACGGTCACAGCGTTGCTAAAAACGACACCTGCCTATGACTTTCGGGACTGGCAAGCGTCTGTGGAGCTGACAAGTATCCTTGAGATCACCGACGGCATTGCGCTATCGCAAACGGTGTTGTTTGAAAAGGATTCTGACCCCGTTATGGGTATCAGTGGCAACCAGTTTCAGGCAAAACTTGGACTTCGGGTTCAATTGTAACAATCCCCTTTTCTCTCAATTGACGCAGAGGTGTCCACGGTGTTCTATGAATCGCCTCTTGAATTGCTTGAAGATACAAAAAGAGAGATTGAAAAGGACATCGCGTGGTATGAAAATCCCAATACACCGGGCATCTCTTATACCCTTGAATACAGGCAAGCGCGTATCAGAGAATTAAAAGATCAACTCACTGCATACGAAAAAGCCATTTCGAGACTCAAAGAAATTTTTATTTAATCGGTTTAATCGGATTTTTGAGGGTATTTACCCGATTAAACCGATTAAATCGGACGGAGCGAAGGTTCTTTTGGCACGACAAACGAAACTCACAGACGGATTGATTGATCAGATCTGCCGGTATATCAAACTCCGGATGAAACGCAAGGAGATTGCCGAGATCCTCGGACTCCATCCCGATACAATCCAGCGATGGGTACGTGATGGAGAGAAGGCGAAGTCTGGACTGAAGCGGAAGTTGGTTGACGCTATGTCCCAAGCACAATCTGAATCTACAGCAGAACTCTCCGAAATCGTATTCAATGCGGCATTGATAGGATCAGAAACAGTTACGGAGAAAGTCGTCAGACTTCCTGATGGTTCGACTCGCAGTGAGACGATCACCAAGCGAACGCCGCCAAGTGCCTCCGAAGCTCGCAGGATTCTGGCACTTGAGCATCCCGATCGTTGGGCAGAAGTCAAGCACATCCAGTACGAATGGAAAGATTCACTAACGGGGATCGGACTCGATCCCGAGAAAGTGACGGAACTGTTTTTCAAGCGTCTTGCGCAACAAGAAGGGACCTCTGAAAAGGTCGAGATCCCTTTGATACCTGAGCACACGGTCTAAATATGCAACACAGTCTTCACACCTCAGCACCTATCCCTGCTACCGTCATGGATGTGGCAGAAGATTTTTTCAAGTCTTTTGGACTTGAGGAGCTGCCGCTGTTTGTCAAGCATGCCTTCGTCGCAGATGTCTATCCGCAATACCTTCAGCGGTCTCGGTCGTTGACGGATACGCCTTTGTGGACGCCCTACAACGACATGCAACAGCGTGTCGTCGCATCCTTGGCATTTGAAACGTTTTGTGGCGGTAAGGCACGGACAGGGAAAACAGATGTGTTGCTGGGACTCGCATTCACAGACCATGAGAACTCGATCATCTTCCGAACCGAATACTCACAGATGGAGGCACTTGAAGAACGCAGTCGTGAAATACTCCGAGGCACAGGTGCGAGTTACAATGCGTCTCCATCGTCGAAACGTTGGCGGGATATACCCGGCGATAAGACCTTGAAATTTGGAGCGATCAAACACGATAAAGACATAGATAAATACTTTGGGCGTCCGCATGATTTTGTCGGCTTTGATGAGATCGGCAAGTTCAAAGAGAGTCATTATCTCTCGCTGTGGGGGTGGATCTGCTCGGTTGCTGAAGATCAGCGCGTGCGCGTGGTGTGTACCGGCAACCCACCCGGCAACTCTGATGAGAGATGGATAAAAAGACGCTGGGCCGCGTGGGTCGACGATACGCATCCCAACCCTGCCAAGCCTGGGGAATTGCGGTGGTATATCAATCTCGATGGCGAGGATACGGAAGTCGAGGGACCTGATGCCGTTATCCAGGATAGCAAAGGTAAGACACTGAAACCGCTGTCGCGTACATATATTCCTGGAGAGTTGCTCGACTTCTACAAAGGCACGGACTACGAAGCCGCCCTGGATGCCTTACCTGAACCGTTGCGTTCCCAGTTGCGAGATGGGGATTTCTCTATTATTGAAGATGACCAGGCATTACAGGTGATCCCGGCGGAATGGATACGCCTCGCCAATGCCCGTTGGCAAGAGATGGAGTCCCCGAAGGATAAACCCCTGAGAGCCGTCGGTGTCGATGTTGCCCGTGGTGGACGGGATCAGACGGTGATTTCCAAACGCTGGGCAAATTGGTTCGATGCCCTTATCAAATATGATGCCAAGCAAACCCAAACGGGTCAAGAGGTGGCAGCGGCGATAATGGAGCATGTCGATGACGACGATAAGGACGCTATGATTGTGATCGACCTTTCGGGTGTCGGCGGCTCACCGTACGACATCCTCACGGAACACGAGTTTTCCGTCGATGGTTTTGTCTCTGCTGCAAAATCGTCGTTTACCGATGCCTCTGGGCGACTGGAATTTGCGAATCGTCGTGCCGAGGCATGGTGGAAGTTTCGTGAAGCTTTGGACCCGGATTCGGGTGAAGATCTGGCGTTGCCAGCAGACGCGGAATTGATGGCAGATCTGACGGCACCGACGTGGAAACTTGGCACACGGGGCATTCAGATTGAGAGCAAAGACGATCTAAAGAAAAGACTTGGGCGTTCACCTGACTGCGGAGACGCGGTCGTGATGAACTACAACGCAGACGTTCGCTCAATCGAGCGCGTCTCATACTTCTAACCAACGGAGGAACAGGATGTCAGAACAAATCAGTCCACGTTTACAACCCCCCGAGGCGTATCTCCGGCTCATTGCACAGGCATTGTTATATCGCTTTGTGCATCGGCAGGTCGAGCCGCCGACGGAAACCACTGCGTATGCCAATGGCGACGTGGTTTTCGCACCTATTGAGATCAGTGATGTCGTTTTCAGCGAAGGTGACACTGTGCTGTTAGAGAGTGTCAAACTCATTGACGATGACGAGTTAAAAAAGGCGATTGACCTGATATTTCTCAAGTCTGAGGTATCCATCGGCGAAGTCAACGCGGCAGCAAACGTACCGTCAACAGCGGAGTATCTCGGCACGGTGAAGATTGCCAGTACCGAGTATACCGATCTGGGTGCGATCTCGGTTGCCGAGAAAAAGAATGTTAACGAGATATTTGCGGTTGCCGAGGATGCCAAGAGCCTTTGGGTAGCAGGCATTGCCCGCGAAGCCATCACATATACCAGCACGTCGGGATTATCATTGATCACAACTTTTAGAAGGTCTTAATATCTGCTGAAAGCAACTCTTGAAAGCAACTCTTGAAAGCATCGACGGAGGAACACAGAAATGTCAGAACAGGAACAATGGATTCACTGCACAGATAACAGTCATTTGAGAAGGTCTCGCATTATCGGGGTCAGGGTCAATTCTCGTGCGATCGGCGAAGATACGTTCGCTGTTGTTGCTGAGATCGATACGAGTAGCCCTAAACGGAGTCCGTTAAGGGATCTCTATGAAGGTTCCAAAGAGGAATGTGAGGCGTATCTCGCAGACTTCCTATCAGCGGAAGGTGAAACCGCTGCGGAAGATGACAAAGCGTCTCCGAAAGCAGCTGAAGAGAAAACCTCTCAACAGACCAACGGTCGCCGCAGAAAGACAACATCGGAAAAATAGAATTTCAACTGCTTTTCTATTTTTCGCAAAACGTCATGAACACAGATACGCCGTGCCTTGAGAGCGATATTTGTCAACATGAAAATTCAACTATGTTCAATCATTAGGGGGCATATCCCATGTCAAAGCGAATCAAACAGGAAGGAAACCCGCAGGAAAAACAGAGATCGGGGAGAACTCCCGACGATAAGCCTCAAGATTCCAAACCATCTCAAGCGGAGTCGGTGAGAGAGATACCGCGTAAGCAGTCAAACCAACCCGCATTTCTTCAGAAAAGCATCGTAAAGTGATATGTTAAACGGCGTTTTCAAACTCATTGATAACTGGCAGGCACGCAGACTCCAGCGACGCGTCTATATGGCACGCCTTGAGGAGAAGTATCTGCAATATGTCTCGTCTCCTGAGCAGATGGCGCATATCCTTGATGCGCGTCTGAACGACGATTACGGAAGTCCGATCAAACCTTCCAATCAATCGGGTGGCTACTTTGACCAGGAACATCGGTATGCAACCCATATTTGGGTGTATGCGTCGGTGAACGTGATCGCTGAGAAGTCCTCTGTGCCGGAGTTATCGCTACAAGATAGCGAAGGTGAGTGGTATGAATCGCCGTTGCCACTGACACCGAACCCCGAATTCACGTGGGACGAGTGCGAACAACTCCTTTCGATATGGCTGGAACTCACGGGAAATGCCTATCTTTATCATGATAAAGAAGAAAACACCTTCTGGCCGTTGCGTCCCTCAAGAGTCAAGATCGTCCTGGACGATAAAAACCGCACGGTTATCGGATACGCCTATAACAATTCTGATAAAAATCCGAAAGGGCAAAAGCAACCTCGGTTCACCAAATCGCATTGGATGTATGACGATCCAGAGTTGCTTTTTTCGACCAAATCCGAGTTCAACAAGAAGGTCGCCGAGTATCATGGTTGGGTCAGCAAGGGACTGATCGGCACGCAGACGGTCCGCAAAGAAGATGAATGGGTGCCTTTTGAGGCGGACGAAGTATTACATTTTCGCTACGTCTCACCGACGAGCGATCTCTACGGCATGGCACCGCTGTGTGCGTTGATGACGAATCTCCAAACCGAATTGTTCGCACGGCAGTGGAATCTGAACTTCTTTGAAAACGGAGCGATCCCCCCGGGTGTGCTCGTGATCCCGAAAGTGTTTCCTGAAAAGGAGTTTAAGAAACTCAAGCGACAATTCGATAAAGATTACCTCGGCACGAAGAACCGCGGCAAACCGTTGGTCGTTCAAGGTGGTGCTGAGGGCGCGACGTATACGCCGTTTCCAGGGCAGCATCGGGATCTTGAGTTCTTGGAAGGTTTGAATCGGTCCCGGGATGAGACGTTGGCAGCGTTCGGTGTTCCGCATGTGATGGTGAATGCGCAGATGACCGGCTCGCATGCGAGTACGCTCTCTCCGGGTATTGAGACGTTTGAACGTATCTTCTGGAAGGATACGATGCTGCCGAAACAGAAGATGAAAGCCGCCGTGTGGACGAAACACTACAAATTCGACTTGCCGAGAGGTTTTAAGTTCGCGTATGACTACCACATGGTTGAGGCACTGAAACCCAATCGCGCAGAACAGGCGAAAGCCGCAGCGGTTGCGCTGAGAAGTGGAATGACCATCGAAGAAGTCAGAACAGAGATATGGGAACTGCCAGCGGCGTGGGAAGGCACGCTTTTGCTACCGGCGAATGTGATCCCTGTTCAATATGGCGATACGCTTGTCGTACAGGGTTCGAGAAACAGACCGATGCTTGAATCGCAGGGATCCGATGAAACGATAGAAGCCATTGTGGAACCCGCTAACGCCACAGACGACTAAGAGGAGAAAAAACACGTGGTCATAACAAAACGAATCGCAAAACGAATCCGAATGTTTCGCAAAGAAAGAGGACTGTCGCGCAGGTTACTGGCATATCTCTCGGGTGTCCCGATACACCATCTCAAATCCATTGAGAAGCGGAAAATAAGACCGCACGTGGAAACAGTCAAAAAAATTGCAAAAGCCCTTGAAATAAGTCTGTTTGATCTGACAAGCAAAGGGAGCGTATACAGAGATGAAAAGCATATCAAACGCCGCAGAAAGAGATAAGATCAAAGCACTCGCCGCCTCTGGTGATGCTGAGGGCATTGAGTCTGCCATCCATAAGGGGTTACTCAAGCGCAAGCACCGCAAGGTCATGAGTGTCGATCGCGATGCCCGTGAGATCCAGTTTGTTGTCACCGCGGATAACGTCGATCGGGACTCCGAACGCATCTTACCGAGTTCATTGAAACAGGATCTCGGTTACTATCTTGAGAACCCTGTGGTTTTATTCAATCACGACTTCTCGATTCCTGCGGTCGGGAAGATGGTGGATCACGAGATTGGCGAGACGGAAGTAACCATGACAGATCGGTTCGCTCCCGACTCACATGCCCTCGCAAAAGTGCTATGGGAGCTGTATTCGGCAGACGATCCTTTTATGCGGATGGTATCGATTCAGTATATCCCTATTGAGTGGTCAAACGACGAAGAAGACTTACTCGAAGGTCAGAAAGGACTGACGTATCTGCGCATAGAAATGTTTGAGCATTCCTTCGTCAACGTCGGTGCCAACCGGTATGCGTTATCGAAGGGATGGGTGCCGTCAACAATCTCAACAGATCCTATCCTGAAAGATGTCTATTGCGCCATCGTCGAAGAACCTGCAAAAGCAGGTGAGGCAGGTGGCGGTGGTGTCTCTATACCACCAGAGAGACTTGAATCAGAAACCAAGGAGGTGAAAAAAGTGGCAAGTCAGAAGAAAAATAAGCGGAGAGAAGCGTCCCATCACGATGATAGTGATCGGACGGCTTCTCGGCGTATCCGTCGCAAGTCAGAAGAAGAAGTCAGTCTTGCGGATCAGCTGAATGCAGCGATCGGTGAGGATGACAGAGATGATACGATCGGAGACTTAGCAGAAGCCTCCGGTATTGATACCGAGGATGTCGAGGCGATCCTTGATGGTGATGTCGAGTCGCTAACACCCGAATGCCTCCAAGACCTCGCTGAGGCCTTGGATACCGGTGCCCAACCGCTCATTGAAGCCGCCACCGCAGAAGGCGTGTTGGAAGCTGACGATGACGAGGTGGACGATGATGACGACGAAGCGATCGATGACGATGACGAGAAGTCGTTTTCAAGTCGGAGAGGTCGTTCAAAAGAGATGAACACCGAGAAATCGCGTCAGAAGTTCTACTCCCTGCGAGGCAGGATCAAAAACACGTATGAAGAGCGGATCTCAAACGTCCAGCAGGCGATTCGAGACCATTTTGAAGACAACTCGGATGAATTGGGTCTCGAAGATGATGACTATTATTATCTGGATCTCGATGTTATCGGGACAGAAGAAACCAAGGTCTTGTTCTACTGCTGGAACACCGGCAAAGCCTACAAGATGGATTACGAGATAGACGAAGACGGTATGGTCGAACTTTCCAATATGAGCCGTATCCGTTTCACCTATGAACAATTACCCGACGACATGGAGTAGTCTTTCCGACTACAACTTTTGTCATAACATTGTGAGGGAAAACACATGGGAATGCGAATCAAGCGCAAAAACAAGAAAGAAAAGGGTCAGCAGCAGACCCCCGAAACCCCTGATGGCGATTTCGCCACAAAGGACGAGGTTGCGGAGCTGTCGAAATCGGTCGATGAGTTGACGGAACAGATCACATCCGTGGTTGAATCAAACCGTACGGTTGTCGACACCATGGCGGATCTGCAAAAATCGCTGAAGGGTTCTGAGAAGACCCCGGCAGAGCGTCAGGAGATCACCGAGCGGCAGCTTCAAGAGGCGCAAGCCATTAACGCCCGCAATAAGCGGATCATCCCCGTCTGGGGCGGTAAGGTCGAGAAGGTCGATGCCAACTACCTTTTCAAAGGTATCAAGGAAGACACACCTCCCGAAGTTGCCAAAGAGGTTGTCACGAAGGTTTTAACGTCGCCAACCGACTCCGAGACGATGAAGGAATTCCAACGGCTTTCGGATAGAGTCAAAGTTGCCGACGGCTTACTCGAATTCAACCGCGGCGATGTCCAGCAAACCAAATGGTATAAGGAATACCAGAAGTTCCTCGAAGCGACGGAGATCGACAAGATACTCAGCATCGCCAACGCCACGAGCAACTTTGTCCCGCAAGGCTGGAGCAATGAAATCTTGACTCGATTCTATCAGGAGTTAGAGGTTGCCACAGCGTTCATGGATTTTGATATGCCGGTGGATAACTTTACATGGCCATTGATGGGTCGTGGCAAGGCGAAACGTCGGACGCGTGCGACGGCATCCGCACGAGGCACGGCTGCCAACGAGTATCCTGAAAACTCATCGGATACGGATAAGGTCACGTTTATCGCAGAGACGCTTTCTGTCCGCCAAGACCTCGAAGAAGAGTTCGTCGAGGATTCACCAGACATGCTCATGAGTCTGTTGACAGATGTGATCATCCCCGAAACGATGGCAGAAGGGATCGAGTCTACCCTGGTGAATGGCGATACGACCAAGCACACCGATTCAGGTCGGGATGCCGGACATGCTGCCGATGACATCGAACTCGCGTGGCACGGGTTACGGAAAATCGCAATGCTCCAGAAGGCAACGTTGAACATCGGGGATAGCAACGGGACGTTTGACTTTGGTGATCTTTCTGCCGTGATTGCCAAGGGCGGGAAGTATCTCATCAAACCCAAGAACTCTTTCTGGGTGATGGAAAACAACACCTATACTCGCACGACCTCCTTTGATGAAGTCGAAACCTACGACAAGAATCCGATCCCGACAAACATCAATGGTGTGGTGAACACTGTGTTGGGGCGTCCGGTGCTCATAAGTGGTGAGTGGCCCTTGACGCATACCGATGGCTATGTGAACTCTACGCCTGCGAACAACACCAAAGGCGGTTTCTTGTGTGCCAACGCCAAGCAGTTTGCCATAGGTTCACGGCGGCGTGAACGCATCGAGCAGATGAAAGACATCCTGACCGGATTCTACTACGTCGTTGCGACGTGCCGACTCGACTTCCAGGCACTTGAAAACCTCCAAGACGGGTACACCCCTGTCGCACTCGGTTTCAATGTGCCACTGTAGACAGGAATGGTGAAACATGGAAACCACATCAGGGTTTGGGCTTGTTTCTTTGGATGAAGCGAGAAAGTTCTTGAATCTCGGCGAGGATACTGATAAAGACGCATGGCTCTCGGCGGAGATTGATGCCGTTAGTGAGTCAATCGAGCAGTATCTTGACCGTCGGATTGTTGCCCGCACGTACCGGGAAGACACAGGTGCGGAGATGGAAGACAACACGCTTCATGTAGAGAACACGCCGATCCTTGAAGTCGAAGCGATCTATGAGGATACTGAACTGATTTTTGGTTCAGAGACGCTGATAGACCCCTCAAGATACACTGTCTTTGAAGACCGTATTGAGTTTCGGGGGTATCAATCCCCATATATCGCTTCACAACGCCGTAGACGCTACCAGCGGGACTCGGAGAACACGCTCCGAGTCGAATACGTTGCGGGCTACGGTGATATTGAGATTCCGTTTGGCAGGCAACGTCTTGACTTCCAGGAGACCGATAGCGGTGATACCTACACAGTGTATCTCAATGCGGGGCGGTTTACACCCAAAGAGATTCTTGTCGATCTGACTGTCGAACTCAATTCAGTTGGCGATCATGAGCGAGAGGTTTCCTTTGATTGGAAGACCCGGAAGTTTACGATCCAACAGTCCGATGGGGCGTTATCGCTCCTGCCGTCGGTCAACGGTGAGTTCAGCGAGTCCGAATCGGCATTGCCGCTTTTCGGTTTCACTATGAGTGGGTATACGACATCACCGGCGGTCGGTACTTCGGTGACGTTAGAGATCCCCGCGGACCTCAAACGTGCCGTGTTGAATCTGATTGCATTGCAATACGATAAAGGCTCACACGGTAGGGCATATCGGGGTCTGAAATCGCAACAGATCGGTGATACGCGTGAAGAGTATGTGGGACTCTCAGCAATGCCAGCGGAGATTGAATCGGTGCTCATGCAGTATCGAAAAGCGGTGTACATCTGATGTCCTTTGAAAACAGACTCCCTACAGACTGTGAACTGCGCGAAGAGATCAACACCGTCAACGAGATCGGTGCAGTGGATCGTTCGTTTGGCGACCCTGTGAGGGTTAAGTGCAGGCTCAACGCGTATGGGCGTGGTATTCGAGACGATTTACAACTTGGTCAGGTGATTCAGGACAACCGATACACGTTGTTCCTCGGTCCCAATACTATAATCACGACGGCACACAAGGTCACCGTGAGCGGTAAGGACTACAAAGTTGACCGTGTGCGTGAATATGAAGACATGAACGGGAAACTCCATCACCTGGAATGCGACCTACAGGAGATCCGCTAATGCCTGTGATAACGAACCCGAATCGCAATGCCATGAAGCTTGTCAAAACGGAACTTGCGGCACAGCTGCATACCATTGGCAAGGCGGTTGAACAAACGGCAAAGAACTCAATGCGCGATGGTGGAACCCCGCATGTGCCGTCTAACCCCGGCGAACCGCCGCGTATTGATACCAAGAAACTCCACGATTCAATCAAGACCGAGACGCAGCAAAATGGCGATGGCGTTGAAACGCGTGTCGGTACGAATGTCGATTATGGGCTGTATCTTGAACTCGGCACGAAGAAAATCCTGCCGCGTCCGTGGTTGCGTCCAGCACTCAACGCTGTCGCAGGGAAAGAGAAATGAACGACATCGCGCGGTCCCTGAAAAACAAGGTCGATACCAGCACGGTGCTTTCAGATATAGGTGCGGGTTTGTATTTCGGCACTGCGCCCCGGGGCACGGATTACCCGCATATCACGTTCATGCCGACGTCTGATGTGCCACTGCGGATACAAGATGCCAATCCACTTTCCATCACACATTGGGATTTCAAGATTTGGGGATCCAAAGCGATCGATGTCGGCACGATCTATGCGGAACTCATCAACATCTTTAATCAAGACGACCTGAGCACCGATTTCATCGTGTCTTTACGCGGACGCGGACTGCCGATGATGATAGAAGTCAATCGTCCCAATGAGATCATCTATTCACGCGTTGTTGAGTGCGAGGTCATAAAATAGGAGAAACTCAAATGGCGATTCATGGACAAAAAGGCAATGTATACCACTGGAATGGAACGAAGTGGATCAAGATTCTTGAAACCACTGGCTGGACGCTGAATGTCACGCAGCAAACCGCTGAGGCTGCGGTTCAAGAAGAAGAATACATCACGCGCGCTGCGGGCGCAAAAGATTGGAATGTGTCGATCGAGGGTCTGGCGCAAACGAATCGAGATGACGGAAATATCGTCAACTTTATGGTGCCCGCCGATAAAGATAATTCCGCCGCAGGTGAATTGATTGTTCGGTTGCGCAACGATAAGGATAGTGGGAAAGCCTTCGTGTACCAGGGAAAAGCGTTTTTCACGGATGTGTCTGTTTCATCCCCAGAAGGCGGTCTCGTAACGGTATCCGCGACGCTTGCGGGCAACGGTCTGCTGACTTATGCTGCTGCGGCGGATCCAAAGTAGCGGACGGGGCGTAGGTTGCGGGGTTTCAGCCCGCAACCGATATTCGGCGTTGAGCCGATAGCCTCAACGCCTACGCCCCGTCCGAAGGAGGAAAGAACGTGTCGATTCATGGTCAAAAAGGCAGCATTGAGCAGTGGGATGGATCCGCATGGGTAAAAATCGTTCAAACCACTGGCTGGACGCTGAATATCACGCAGCAAACCGCTGAGGCTGCGGTTCAAGAAGAAGAATACATCACGCGTGCTGCGGGTGCAAAAGATTGGAATGCGTCGATCGAGGGTCTGGCGCAAGCGGATCGAAAAGATGGAAACCTCGTAAACTTCATGGTGCCTGAAGATGATATAAAGGCAGCAGCAGGCAAGATACGCATTCGGCTACGCAATTCTCGTGAGGCAGATCACGCGCTCTATGAAGGCAAAGGCTTTTTCACGGATGTGTCTGTTTCATCCCCGGAGGGCGGTCTCGTAACGGTATCCGCGACGCTTGCGGGCAGGGATATACTCGTCTACAATACCCCAGCCAAATTGGTACTTCCGGGTGCTCCGCAGCGATTGAGAGCGGCATCTACGCAGAATACCATCACATTAACCTGGGAGGCGTCTGACGATAAAGGTTTTGCGATTACGAAATATCAGCGCAGACACAAGAAAGGAGACGGTAATTTCGGGAGTTGGACGGATGTGTCGGGTGGTGGTACCGCTCGGACAGTGACAATTTCGGGGCTGTCCGCGAGTTCTGAATACACTGTTGAACTTCGTCCGGTGAGTGCGAAAGGTAATGGTGCTGCGGCATCCGTAACGATCTCAACAACAGCGTCATGACAAAACGCGGTAAAATTGCACTTTTCTGTTCAAGGGATTTTGTTCTTGGAAGTCGTGCGGAGTATGGGGGTGGCTTTCTATGGCAACTCTCGGACGACGAGATCTGTCTTGAGATGTTTTGGGTGACCATGGATGTACCGGATGAGATTCGGCTGCATCTTTTTGGGGATACGCCCTCGGAGTCGCCCGACGATAGTCCACATCGTGGGGCGCACCGATCCGATGAACAGATTTTCAGACATGCCATAGAGGTTAACGCCCCTGAAGTCCTGCGTATTGCTGAAAAAAATGTATTGCACCGCAGGACTCCGATAATTTTTCAATATGAATCTATTGCGGATTCCAACGATAATTTTGACTTTTTTCAAGATGAGGAGATAAACATTGAGCCGTAAAAAAGCAGAAGTCCGAATCGATCAGAACTTCATGGACATGGTGAACCCTACGAAGACCTTCAACGTCATGGGTCTCGATGTTCATGCCCGCTCGCTAACGATAAACCACTTCGGTGAACTCAAGTCCATGTTCTCGCACTGGCAGTCTTTCGATGTCACCGAACTTTTGAACTCATCAGAAAGTTTGGAGGCGTTTGCTGTGGTGATCTGGATGGGTGTGCGTAAGGACACCCCGGAGCTTGCGACAAAAGAGCAGGTGTTTGTTGCTGTGAACTTGCACACGCTCAACGACTGGCAACCTGTGGTGGAATATATCTCGGGGGTCCAGTTTCAGAGCGATGACGATACCGAAACGTCAAGCGGACCTTCAGAGGACCCAGCGGGAAACGGATCATAGACTGGCAGTTTCTCATCACGCTGGTATCGCATACCTACGGCATTGACTTGGAAGCGATCCAGCGGATGACGATGCGTCAGTTCAATGCGTTCGTGACGAATATCGAATATGTCGTCAAGGAATCAAAAAACTTCGGCAAACCCCCGGCACTGAAGTTGCCAAGCCTCCCGATTACGAGATATGCCGCGCGGTGTGGTGTGATCATCCCTTATGAAATTCATGTCGATCTTCTAAAAAAAGGATTCCCGTAAAGTAATGCCATTCGTACTCAATGAAGCGATTGTGATTATAAAATCGCAAGGGCTGCCACAACTCAAGAATGACTTGAAGTCCACGGATCTGCGTATAAAGCAGGTGGCAGAGACGATCGACAAGACGTTTGGTCGTCTGACGAAAGTCCGCGCTGCCCCTTTTGAACGGCTGACGAAAGGTGTGCGGAGTTATGGCAAGGCGACGCGTACCTATAACGAAGACGTAAAGAACTTCGCTGAATCCACCCAGAAGCTCACCGATGCCCTCGAAAAAGCACTCCCGACGATGCAGTCTGCTGCCCGGTCGCTAAACTCTATCGCCGATTCATCGAAGGTCGCCGGACGGCATATCAAAAGTTTCGGGGGTAGTTTTGGCAAACTTGCGCGAGAGACGCAAGGCACAAACCGAGCCATCAGAACCACTGGACAACAGACCGCGGCACTCACCCATCGTTTCCTTCAGATTTCAGGAGCCACGAAAACGCTTGAAGGTCAGTTTGCCTCGCTTGGGGCGGCGTTCATTGGCGGTTTCGGTATCCCAGCAGCAGTTGACTTAACAGCGAAAACGATCGGCGTGATCACCAACACAATCGGTGATGCCGTCACGTCTGCGGCGAGTCTGGAATCGCGGTTAGCGGAAGTCGCGACGATCTCATCGGATGTTGAGCAAAACATGAGCGGTTTCGCTCGTGTGCTTGGCGATCTCTCGGTTGCGACACGAACCGACGTGGGGCTGCTCTCTGAGGGTCTGTATCAGACGATTTCCAGTGGTATCACGGATACCTCTGAGGCTTTGAAGTTGTTAGAGGTGGCTGCCAATGGTGCGCGTGCGGGTTTGACGAACGTTGATGTGGTTGTCGATGGGATGACCTCGGTCATCAATGCTTTTGGTTTCTCCGCTTCGGACGCCGAAGGTATCATGGACAAGATGTTTACGACCGTTCGGGTCGGTAAACTGCGCATGGAGGATTTGGCGAGTAGTATTGGTAAAATCGCACCCTTGGCGGTGACAACAGGTGTTTCTTTTGAAGAACTGCTTGCCGCGGGTGCGGCCCTGACCACCGGCGGCAACAGCTTGAGTCAATCGTTTACTGCCGTTAGTGGGATCCTCAATGCGGTGCTGCGTCCCTCCGAAAAGGCAAAGAAAGCCGCTGAGGAACTCGGTATCGAGTGGAATTTGTCGGCGTTGCGTGCCAAAGGTCTGAAGCGGTTTCTCGATGATCTGATTCTCGCGACCGACGGCAATTCGGATGTCCTGACGCAATTGATCGGTCGCGTTGAAGGGTTGCGTGGAGGTTTTGCGCTGGTAGGGGAACAATCTGTAGCACTCAAGAGCAACCTCGATGCATTATCCAATTCGGCGGGGGCGACCGATAGAGCCGTGTCCCTGATAAACAACACCTTCCGGGGACAAGTCGATCTACTCAATCAGCAGGTGTCAGGGGCACTGCGGACCGTCGGGTTAAAATTACTTCCTATTCTTACCAAAGAGGTAGAAACTCTAAATAAGAGTTTAGAAACTGTAGATTGGGATAACTTTGCCAACGATGCCGTAGGAGCGATCAAGTTGATCATAGATAGCCTCAATTTATTAGGGGGTTCTATTCTCGGCGTTGGCATGATAGGTCGGGATTTCGCCAACTTTGTTTCTAAACCTTTTCAAGGGGCTAAAGGGTTATCAGGACAAGCGGTATCCAACCTCCCCGCGTCGACAATTGTAAATCCCTTTACAGGTAAAGAAGAAACAGTCGGTCCCGGATTTGTACCACTTCCAGGTTCCTACTTCCCAGATCCGAACCGACCCCAAAAACCACCACTCGGTCCACTGAAAACAGAGTTGCCTCAACCGATCGTTCCACCAACAGATCCAAAAAGCACCGTTACACAACCGATTCCACAACTCGGTCGTGCCTTGCCACTCACTGACACACAACAAACACAACAGGATCAGATTCTATCTCCGTATCTCAGCCAGCCGGGTGTTACAACAACGTATGACCCCGACAAGAAGAAATTCAATTTCTCCCTAACACCTCAACAGAAAGCCGTCCAACCCACAACAGATAGAATCGAGTCGCAACAGGCAGTCTCTGGTGTCCAATTGCGTCCGGTTACGAATAGACTCGAAGCAAATCGTTTTCAGGTTTCCCCCACGGTTACACCCGAAGCCATCACACGCACACCGATTCCAGGCGTGCAAGGTCAACTCGTGACACCCGGTCTCGGGGTAGCAACACCCGACGCCGCGGGTGTGTACCAAAAGGCGTTAGAAGGTGCGACATCTAATGAACTTGATAACGTCGCGACGAACACGCAACGTAGCAACGAGATTCTCGATGAACGACTGGGTGCTGCTCAAAAATCCCTTGACGCGATAGCACAGGCACAACGCGACGCCGAACGTAGACCGTCAGTCCCGATTCCCTCGGCGTTTGGTCAAGGGGGTCAATACGTTGGGTTTCCGGAGTTCAAGGCACAACGTGAAGGTGAACTGAAAACACAACAACGTGAAGGTGTTAGCGATGTTTCGAAGGAATCCGCCGAGCAACTTGCCTCTAACTTCTCACTCGTCTCCTCTGCGATCCAAGGCGGCGCAGCAGGCGGGTTGCCAGGGGCGTTGATTGCCGTGGGTGCGGAACTCTTACAGATGACCCCCTCGTTTTCCCGGATTACCGAAGGTTTTAATACGGTCGTTGAGAAGTTGGTTATGGCAATTGAACCGGTTGTGGGTGCGATTGCCAACGTCTTGGCACCTGTGTTTGATGCGCTTGGGGCTGTGGCTGAAGCCTTAGCACCTGCCTTTGAAGTCTTAGGCAAGATCTTAACAATTTATCTCACGCCTGCTTTTAAGGTTCTCGGATTCGTGCTCAAAGGGCTTGCAAAGGTGATAGAAACGATCGGAAACGCCTTTGTGAAGATTATCAATTTCGTCATCGACGCTATCAACAAAGTGAATCCATTTCGGGACATCCCAAGAATACAAGAAGCGAGAGCAAGGATTGGGTTACAACCCATTGATGAACCCCAAGGGACACTTGAGCAAGATGCTGCCCGAGAAGAACGTCAAAGACAAGAAAGAGGTGAACCCACCCGCGGGATACAGGTTTCTCGGATCACAGGACCGACGCGGGACGTGTTTGTACAACTCTTGCGCCCTTTGCGGCAATTGGATACAACCTTCCCCGCGATGCTCGATGAATTAAAAAATATTGGAGAGACCCTGCGGGGGAATATGCGGGCTGTCGGCGGCACACCTCTGCCGCAGATGCCGAATCTCGCCCCTGCTGCTGTGGGTACACCGCGTGGCGTCGATCCCACTGCTTTTGTTGGCATCGGTGCCCAAGGAGGGAGTCCCGGCGGTATTGTTATCAATGGAGACTTTTATGTGAATGTTGACCAAGTCGCGGATCTAAACGTTGACCAACTCCAACAACAGTTATTGGATAACTTGGATGTCCGGGACCGTAATGATGGGGCGGTGTTCCCGAACAAGCGTTAAAGGACAAAAGGGTGTATTATCTGGAGGATCTGTTTCGGTTTCTTTCGCGTTCTGCAGCATGGCACATCGTTATGACATAGTTTATATCTATATCACAATGTTGCTCAATGTAGTCTTGAAGTGCGGGCGTGTTGTAAAGCAATTCACCTTTATAACCGAACTTATTTTTAAGTTTGTCTTCCTTGCGATAAGCTTCGTCGGAGGATTCGCATAATTCAACACCAAGAGGTTCTGCACCGTCATAGCGACGCCTTGCAGCGTCTTGCCGCTGGTGGAAGTTGTGATTAAATTCTGATTTGCCTACTTTAATAAAACCATTCGGTAATTTTAGAAAATAGACGAGGGGAGCATTCAACAAGTCAGGATCTAACTCGGAGAAGTCCCAGTCCTCGATTTCGTATTTCCTGAGATGTCTCATAGGTGTTATATCAGACTCCTTACAATTTATTAGATACCTACTCAAGAGGGGCCGTTACTTGAACCATGCGAGGATGGCAGCACCGATGGCGACAGCGATAGCGATCCAAGACTTCAGGTCTGTAAAGAATTCAGCACGGGCTTCGAGTTTGCCCCGTATCAGTGTGGTTTCTTATTCAAGACCGCCGAGCCTGTTTTCGATCGTTGTCATCCGATCGTCCATCCGATCAAGTCGATTGTCGATCTTGTCGAGTCGATTGTCAATCTGATCGAAGCGGTCTAATAAGAGTTCTTCAAACTTATCTTGATTCATCATGTGTTTCCTTTGGCTTTTGCCAGTTATGTCAGTTGAACCCCTTATCACAGAGAGCGGGGGTGGCACCGCGACAAGGTGTCGCGGGTGATAAGCCAAGACCCCATAACTGACCTAAGTAGGATACCGTATTTACGGTTAAAAGTCAAAGAGAAAAACTGAGAGGTTTGCCATGAAAGTTTTGTATGTAATGTGTGAAGGGATCGGTAATATGTGCATGGCTTTACCCGCACTTGAGAACATCTCTATCCGATGCTGGATAAGTTTCATTGAACATTGGGGAATAGCATGACGTGGAAACTTTCACGAACCGGCAAAACAACAGACCTGCCCGATTCGTTCAATCTCCAAGAATACACTCGCGAAACCGCGTTTATTCAAAATACCATTGATGGCACCGATGGTGTCGTCATTGATTCGGAATCCATTCGGAATACACCCCAACGGCTCGTGCTGACCGGTTTTATCAAAGGCACGGATGCTAAAAATGCCGACGCAAAGTTGATGGCGATTGAGACGGTCGCAACGTCTGATGCCACGGATCTCACGCTCACAAATACGGTTACAAACACGAAATACACCGTGCAACATGTTCGCACAAAAGCACGACGCGATGGCAACGCATTACTATACGTGACACTCACCTTTTTGACGAACTTTACAAAAATTTGAGATGGCATATCAAATTCAGATATTCAAAAAGAATTGGACAACTCAGCGCGGCACTGACGGAAAGCGGGCGCGCACCTTGACGCACGCCACCGACATCTCCGTGCGTCAGGATCTCAACGCCCCTGGACAGATAACCTTCCGGGTGCCCCGCGGCAGCGACGATGCCAAGGCACTTGAAATCGGTTACGTCGTGCGTGTCATGAATGGGAAGACGCTCGTTGCGAGTGGAATCGTAACAGGTCCCCTCGACAAAACGCGCCCGATGATTCCGGTGACCGTCGCAGGCAAGGCGGAAATCCTCAACTGGGCGATCACGCCCTATGAGTTTCAACTCCAAGGCGATACCGCCGAAGCACAGGTGCGTGAACTTCTCAAGAACTACCGGTTCTTTCGGACCAATACGCCTGCTGCGTTCAACGCCGGTACATTGACGGATACCGAAGTTCTTACGGTCGCCGGAGATCCCGATGAATACTTCGTCACTCTCAAAGAAACTAACGAGGTCTATAATGCCAGCGGCACCTATATTTCCCAACCGATTCTGTGTACCGATGACACGTTCGGCGATCCTGACGACATTACAAGACTCCGCTATCTCTCCGAACTCGGAAACAATACGGCGATAACGGTTGCGTTTCGGCATTCCAATGACGCTGCGACAGGAACACCCTCAAATTGGTCGGCATGGAGTTCCGAATATGATCTCACAACGGAAAATACAGAAAAACTTGGACTTACCGGGCAGAGTATCCGTGCTAATTTTAGATGGATACAGGTACGATTTTCACTCTCTACTTCCGATACCTCTATCTCGCCAGCACTTCAGGCGTTTGAGATCATCTGTGAATATCCGTCTGAGATTACCGCAGGGAGCATTCGCCTATCGGGTCCCAAACTCAATAAAACTTTTTCGTTTGCCTCTCACCATCAAGCGATTCGTGAGATCGTCGCTGCCCGGAACGCTGAATTTCGCGTCACGGACGATTACAAGTTAGACATCGCTGAGCGTTTCGGTGCGAAAAATCCGACACAGACCTTTGAAGTCGGCAAAAACTGCAATGTTGCGCAATTCCAACAACAAGATCGTAGACTTTCTACCGAGATATGGAGCCTCGGGGAAGGAAAAGGTATCGCGCAACAACTCCTTTCTGTCGATGCTTCTGATACGGCTATCGAAAAATATGGCACACGTCCCTGGGTCTATAGACCCCATGCAACTACCGAGACACAACGCAGAAAAGAAATCGCTGACGAACTCGCACGCCGCGACACGCCAACACTCCACGTCACCCTCGATGAACTCGCCACAACACGATTTTCTGCCTACATCGGCGATAACGTCAACTTTCAATACAGCCGCAGGAACATCAATACAACCCTCAGAGTCATCGGAATAAGGGCTGCCGATCCGCGCAAGGGACAGCCTCGACAGTTTATACTCGAATCCAACGAAGGTTTCTTTTTCACAGAACCTGAACCTGAAACACAAGACGTCGCCGCAACAGGGGTATCCGGCAAAGATGGACGCGACGCACCCGTACCATGGGGCGATGTCGGGATCGATAACATCTGCTATAGTGACGACTCAGGTGTCGGACCGATTCTCCCAGTTACAGCGACGATCTCTATAGTATGGTACAATAGAGGCTATAAGGTCTTTGTTCGCGACGCAGCGGATCAAGATATTGTTCAACTATCTATTATATCAAATCGTTTGACTTGGCTGAATGCAAACGGCAACTATGAAATTACCTGGGACGGGAGAGACGCTCAGGGCAACTTTGTAGAAACAGGAAAATACACGTTTGTCGTCTTGCGGCGAGGAGCAGCGATAGATCAATTCGGCCGAGAAAGGGATCCTACCATTTATGCGGAATATCCCGTTACGCTACGGCGTGGAGAATTTGTTGGCAACATCCCACGTTCTTATAAGTTTGAAGACACTGTTGTTCAGCTTTTTGACCTCACCGCCACAGAAATAGAAATATTAAAAATCCTTGAAGCCGGAGACACCATCGGTTTCTTTGATGATGGCACTGAACACGCACGAGGCACATTTGAATCCGCTTCACTACCCGAATGCGAGAATATACAACCTGATAAAAATGCCGCACAACTCAGGCTCGCATGGATCCTTCCGCCGAAAGTCCCCTTCGGACAAGCATGCTCCATTCGCACAACACGAATACTCCAAATTAACACCGAAGAAATCTTTGCCGTCTCCACGGATGAGGTCATACCAAACTCACAACTCCCAGATAACAAATGGGGATATGATCTCGGCGGCACACAGGACGAACTCACATGGCACACGACACCGCAATCGGTTTCTAAAGAAAAACCATACCTCTTTGTCGCCACGCGGGAGTTTCTCAGCATGCCAGAGAAAGGCGATGAAACCTGTGATAAATGGTCTCCACCCGCACTCATTGCGCGATACCCAGAAGATGGCAGTGGCACTGAAGAAATCTTTGCCACCACCACGGATGAGATTATACCAGGCACGCAACTCCCCGATAACGATTGGGGATATGACGCACCCGGCACACAAGGCGGACTTACATGGCACACGACAGTTCAATCCGTCTCTAAAGAAAAACCAAACCTCTTCGTCTCAACACGCGATATTCTCGGAACGCCTGCCAAAGGCGATGACGTTGACGATGATTGGTCTCCGCCCGCACTCATCGGACGATACGGACGCGACGGAGCGACAGGGAAACCAGGGACGGATCTGAGTCATTTGATCGGCACAGGGATTACCGGTGCTACTGTCAGAGGACGCACAATCGATCCTAAAGTTTTAGTCGGAAC